CTGAAAAGAGCCCCGCGTTCAGCAAAATCACTTTCAGCCCTAAGCGTTTGGCCGCTTACATTCAGGTATCAAACCAGTTGATGTTGCAATCTAGCAACTCAATCGACGCTTACGTGCGTAACTGGTTGTTGAATGCAATGGCTCAATCTTTGGAAACTGCTGCTATCAAAGGTGGTGGATCTAACGAGCCTACCGGTATTATCGCTAACTCTTCAGTTAACGTAACTTTCGCAGGTGGTGCATCTTCTAACAGCACAAACGCTAACGGTATCGCTCCAGTATGGGCCGACGTTGTTAACTTGATGAAGGCTGTAGAAAACGCAAACGGTGAGGGTGTTGCTTACTTAACTAACCCTAAAGTAAAAGCCGCTTTGCAAACTATCCCACGCCAAGCTTCAGGTGTTGAAGGTAACTTCATCTGGCCTGCAGGTGGTGCTGAATTGAACGGTTACAATGTAGCCACTTCTACTTTGGTTCCTAGCAACTTGTCTAAAGGTACTAGCTCAACTTTGTCTGCAATGATCTTCGGAGATTTCAGCAAAATGGCTATCGCTTCTTGGGGTGGTATGGAGCTGACAGTTGATCCTTATTCTGGCGCAACTGCTGGCTTGACTAACGTTGTATTGAATGCTTACTTAGATTGTAACTTGTTGCAGCCTACTGCCTTCGCAGTTTGTAAGGACATCGTAGCCTAATAATCTGCCCGCTTGGGGGCGTAAAAGTTCCAAGTGCCGGGGGTGATCTTGACTGCATCGCCCCTGGGCCAATATGAAAGTGAGATTTACAGCAAACCCTACAGGGCAATTTAATTTAAGTTACAACGTAGGTGAAGAAGTAATAATGGAAACCAAGCAGGCCATGCTCTTAATTGAGGCGGGTGTTGCTGAAGAGATTGCAGTATTGACACCAGCCAAGCCTAGTAAAAAGGCAAAGCCAGTAAACCCTGAAACCGAACTAGACGCAGAATAATGTTTGTTAGCCGTAGATATACCGCCTTCGCAAATGCCGCCACAGACTACTTAAGTTTGGCAGATGCAAAAACCCATTTAAGGGTTACAAGTTCCTCAGATGATACTTACATTTCGGGGCTTATCTCTATGGCAATTGATGCCTGCAGTAATTATTTGGGCTACTCGATTCGCAAAGGGACGGCAAAGTATGGGTTTGACTCATTTACAGGCCAGCCTGCGCTCGTGAATCCTGTGAATGGACTCAATATACCTTCAGGCAATTATCTGCGCTTAAACACCCGCTGTTTGGCTGTAAATTCTGTGAGCTATGTGAACGACTCGCAAGCAGTTGTTGCTTTTGATTCTGCCGATTGGTTGGCTTCACCTGATCCAATGGGCGGGTATAGCAGAAATATCTTTTTTGAAAATACGCCATCCTCGATTACGGATGATACAATTAAATACATTGTTGAAATCTCTGAGGGTTTTAATCCTGTCGGCACTTCTTCTGTAGATCCTGACACCATCATGCCCGCAACAATTAAACACGCTGCGCTATTGTTGGTTGCACAGTATTACGATAATAGGCAGGCCATCATTACAGGGACCATCTCCAGCACAATGGACTTAGGCTTTCACTACCTACTCGATCCGTACAAAATCCAAATCATGATCTAATGAATGCGGGGTTAATGGACGTTTTGGTGAGCCTGCAAAGTTACACCGAAACCATAGATAGCAACACAGGCGAGAAGCTGCAAACGTGGACCGAATACGCCACCGCCTGGGCGCAGCGTGTTGAGCAGGAAAGTGGCGCCGAGAATGTAAATGCAGATAGGCGCGAACATAAGCAAATTGTAATGTATACAATCCGTTTCAATTCAGCCGTAGGCGTTAAGCACAGGGTGGTTGATGACAATGGAGCGCACAACATTGTTAACATTGCAAACCTTCAGCGCAATCTATATTTGAAACTACAAACCGAATTAACGCAATAATGGCAAAAATCGACGGACTCGCTGAAACCTTGGAAGCCCTAAAGGCTATGGGGGTCAGTGTGAAAAGTCGTAAACTTCAGCAAGTTTTAAAGAAAAGCGCAAGCCCAATTATCGCAACGGCCAAAAGTTTGGTGCCAGTTGATACGGGCGATTTGCGGGACTCAATCGGTTTCATCAATAGCAAGGATAATCAGAACTATGATAAGGCTTTGATTGGCTTGCGCAAGGAGTACCACAATAACTATCTGGGCGTGATGTACGAATATGGCACGGTTGAGCGAATCCAATCGAGCACAGGCCGCTACACAGGCGCCATCGCCCCCGTGCGTTTTATGCAAAGGGCTGTCGATTCAAACGCCACAAGCGTAGAGGAAAACATAATGAAAGGCGTAGACGGAATACTACGCGATTTAGCAAAGAAAAATAATTTAATATATAAATAACCATGGCAACTACTGGACCAGTAAACGGCACGCTTATAAGCATCTATAAAGATGTGAGCGGTACCTTGACTAAAATTGCAAACGCAACATCTCACTCGATGGATATCTCTAAAGATATGATCGACGTTACTAACAAAGACAGCGCAGGCGCTAAAGAATTTATCGCCGGCGAGTATGGCTACACTTTAAACGTTGAAGGTATTTTTGAAGGCGATTCATCTGTAAGCACTAGCGGATTGTCTTACAAAGATTTGTTAACTGATTTGCTCGCGGGCACTCAATTAACTGTTGTAATGACTACCAATGTAACAGGAGATGAAAAATTCACAGGCGGCGCTTTCTTCAGCAGCTTGTCTTTGAGCGCACCTAACAACGACAAAGCAACCTTTACAGGAACTTTGCAAGGTACTGGCGCTTTGACTATCGGCACCGTTTCATAATTTATTTTAGTATATTTGTGGCATGAGCCACATTACCATTGGGGGTGTTCAGCACCCCCTTTTGTTTAACATGAACAGCCTGCGCAACGTTATGCAGTTGGCTGGGATGGAAAATTTCGCAGATCTAAACCTGCAAAAAGACCTTGCCAAATCTATGGACTTTGCACTAGCTTGCGCATTCTATGGGATCCTGGAAGGCTACGAAGCCGACGGCAAAAAAACGCCATACCCCACGATCCAAAAGTTGGGCGCATCGGTTAAAAGATTTACAGAGTTGAGCCCTGCATTGGATGGATTCACGCAGGCTGTTAGTGATTTTTTTAGTACTGAAGAGCCAGAGGGAAAGTAAAAGCCAAGGGCGACGGCGCACCGCTAACTTGGCGCAAGATTGAGCGCATCAGTTACGGCGAATTGAATCTAACAGAATCGGAGTTTTGGAAATGCTCGCCACGTTTTTGGCGTTTGAAATTGGAGGGGATGCGTGAGGCGCAGCAACAGCAGTACAGAAACCAATGGGAGATTACTCGCTGGGCTGTTGCCACGGGCATGGCGCCACACTTAAAAAAGCCAATAGAACCGAAAAGGCTGTTAACATTTCCTTGGGAGGAATCCGACTATATTAGTATTGAGGATGCGCTTAAACTATATTCGCATGTCTTTGATAAATTAACACCGGACGCCAAGGCATGAGCGCACCCATAAAAATAGTATATAACATTTTAAGCAATGCGTCAGACCTTACGGCGTTGGTTTCCACTCGCTTAAATCCTTTGCGGATTCCGCAAGAGTCTGCATTCCCTGCAATCGCTTATAATTTAGTCAGCGTAATTGCAAGCCCTACCAATACAAGCCACTCACGAACAGATTTTGCTCGGGTGCAAGTTAGTAGTTTTGGCGCCACGTTTGCCGATGCGATGGACACAGCCGCGCAGGTTCGGGCCGCGTTTGAAGCTGCTACTTTTCCAGACACTTTTAACGGGGTATACTGCCAGGCGATTGAGTTCGATGGCGAGGTGCATTTGGTTGAAGATGAGGCAGGATTTGCAGGAATTTATCACGTTGCTCAGGACTTTATAATTAATTACATTTATGCCGCGCCAGTGCCATCTGGTGCCAGTTATTTGTTGCTCGAAGATGGCGCATATTTATTGCAAGAAGATAGTTATAAAATAGAATTGTAAGCATGGCACGTTCACTAAATATAGTAATTGGCGCAGACATTGAGAAACTCCGCAAGGGCCTTAATGACGCTATCGCAGTAATACAAAGCAGCGGCAATAAAATGACGGCTGAAACCGCCGAGGC